CTTACCAGCAGGGCGCTGAGCCTGATTTTGATTGTTTTGCTTGTTATTACTTTTGTTTTTACGAACCATATTGTTGTTGGATTGGATACCGCACAACAAGACGGGACTATTCGTCCTGTAAAAGAGGGCACGCATGACCTCCCGCGCCGTGTAGTATCTAGGCGTTTTGGTTAGCACACTAAGTGTTTTGGGCGTAAATTACAGAACCCAAAGTATTACCAAGCAAGGAAAGACGTTCCTTTCGTTATTATGTCAATGTACTCATCCCTACGAGGATGATAACGCATCTCATAACGCCATTGCTGGTAGAGCAAACAACGCTCAATACCAGTAAGACTTTCTGAGTGACTTAATAACTTAAAGAACATTTTGTCAGCATTAGTAGGATAGCCTTTCCATGAACCATCAAACTTAGTTGAGCAAAATTCAAATCTTTCCTTTCCAACCTCCGTATACATCTTCATGTCGTGTCCGCAAAGAGTATAGCCTTCATAGGCTCCATCACAAAATTCTTCAATGGAATCATCTCCCATTGCAATAATTTTGGGGACACCGAGGCCGTACGCAGTTAAGACACGTATACGTGAGTTAGTAGACGAAGTGTTGTAGGATCCAGACAACTGTATGCCAGGAGCGAGTTGGGAGTATAACTTCCCATCCGACGTACAGAAGAGGGTTTTAGATAGACAAGCAATTCGATTTCTAAATAGATTGGCTCTAACACTATCTGGACTTATTCCATAAGCCCAGATGCGGAACTCCACATCCATCTGGAGCTGCCATTCCTGAACAGACCAATCCCAGGCTGACACATCAGCTTCAACTGGTCGCTCGAAGGCATTGACATTATCGAAAATGATTTGTAGACCTTCATCATGAAGACCCATACCAGGCTTAGAAGGAATCGTCTCAAAATTGAGGATCTCATTAAAATTCTGGTCGGCAAAGCAAAGACGCTCAATGACTTGGTCGACTAGGGACACACTAGATATCAACCTAAGTCTACCTTCACGAACTTTCCTAGCTTTGTGTGGTTCATCCTTGATGAAAACTCGCACAGGGTCTACAAAACCACGCTTGACTAAATCGGTTGGCGTTTCACTACCTGTTAATAAGCTAGTTGCTAAGAGCCAGGTACGCTCTAAAATGCAACTAACAACAAAGTCAAAATGACTTTCTAGAACAAGCGCATTGCTTGTTCCGAAAATGCCAAGAGGACATCCGGGTGAGGAATCTCCTTTGACTTCGTTCCGAAGGATAGAGACCAATATAGGACGCAACGTTGCAAAACAAAATTCTCGTGAGGAGAATGTGTTCGCAGGTATGCGTGAAAGAGACGACTGTGGGTAATTCGATT